AGTACTTCAACCTTAGGGATATTAAAGACAACGTAGACCGCCTCGGTTCTCCGTTCGGTGGTAATCCCGTCGAAGATGCGTTCTTCATCATCTGGTACACATGCCAGGAAACTACTGTCGCATGGAGAGCCCAAATCATTATTGATTACATCGTGTTATTCTCCGAACCGAAGGATTTGCCACAGTCTTAGTCAGCGCGGAGCGCGCCCCCAGCGATCGCAGCCTTCCCGGCGGAGCCGCTGGGCGTTGGTACCGTGCCGCCATCACCTGATGTTAATAATTTATCCGCCTCAAAAAATTTTGCGTTTTGCGTTTTGCGTTTTGCATTTTGCGTTTTGCGTTTTGTGTTTTTTATCGCCTCAAAAAAAAATATTCATAATTTCTCGTATACCAATTCTACTTAAGCGCAATTTGCGTCACAACCGCCCCGAGAAATAAAAGTGACCCCACTTAGGATTCAAATCATCGCTCAGCAGTTTTGCGAGGCGATTTTGAATTTCTACAAACTTATAAGCAGGGGTTTATCGTTGTTTTTCACTATGTTTTTGATGCTGTTGACCAATAGAATCACAGCTTCATGAGCATACACCAATAGAATTTCAGCTTTATGTAAATTATATGAATAAAAAAATGAGTCAACTTTTTGTCTATGATTTTACTCTCTCTGCTACTGATGCCAAGTTCACCTCTGACGACTTGCATGCGTGGCTTTCCATTCACTGTAAGGCATATGCTTTCCAATTAGAGCGTGGCCATTCTGGATACCTGCATTACCAGGGGCGATTCACGCTTAAAGAACGCACACGTCAAGGTACACTTATAGGCCGTATGGCTGGAAGTCATTTTCAAGGCTGCCATCTCTCCCCTACTAGTAATGCCAATCGCGGCAACAATTACTACGTTATGAAGGAAGATACGCGTGTCGCCGGTCCTTGGACTGACCATGACGCTCCGATAGTTCGTCCACATCAACTACCTAATTGTGCTTTGCGTCCTTTTCAAGAACATATACTTAATGATACTGTATTTGAACCTCGTGTCATCAATATTATAATAGACACCAAAGGCAATCATGGCAAGAGTTACTTATCCCTCTATGCCAGCGTCTACAAGAAGGCTACTGTCGTACCCGCACTAACGGAATATAAAGATGTGATGGCCTTTTGCCTTGTGGCCGAGATACGTCCCGTTCTTATCGTTGACCTTCCGAGAGCTATCCCCAAGCGTAATCTTAATGGATTTTTTTCGGGTTTGGAGAGCATAAAAGATGGGAAAGCGTTCGACTGTCGCTTTAGGTATAGAGAGAAAATATTCGATGCCCCGAACATCTGGGTGTTCAGTAACGTCATTCCTAACCCTAATGTTCTTTCTGTGGATCGTTGGAAGTACTGGTCGATTAGCGAAGATTATAATCTTTATCCTTACGACTGTGGTGAGACGGATGAGACCTGATTTAAATTATAGTAATACATAAGGTCTAGTGTTACAGCGTAGCGCCACCTTATGTAAATAAAGACATTTATGGCTTTCAAGCGCAAGCGTGTTTACCGTCGCAAGCGTCCTGCCTACAAGCGCCGCCGCAAGGTTGCGTACCGACGCAAGCGTAAGTATCGCAGCTTTAGAAGCATGGGAGTTCCTGCGAGCTTTCCCAGTAACATTAAGTTTGCCAAACTTCGCTACGTCGAAGATATAAAGTTAGACACACAAGCAGCCGGTGTCATAAGTCATTACGTGTACCGCTGCGGGTCTATTTACGACCCCAATTATACGGGCACTGGTCATCAGCCCTATGGCTACGATACCTATGCTACGCTGTTTAACCACTATACGGTTGTTGGAGCAAAAATGACTGTCCGCAACGCTCCTACCTCCTCTACAGTTAATCCTGTCTACATCGGTACTCACCTTTCCCCCGGTGTGACTCCTGCTTACAGTACACCTGCTGAATTTGTTGAAGCCCGGAAAGGTAGTAGTAAATTGTGGAACATGGTCAATCGCGGTTGTACACTCACATGTAAATACTCCGCCAAAAAGTACTTCAACCTTAGGGATATTAAAGACAACGTAGACCGCCTCGGTTCTCCGTTCGGTGGTAATCCCGTCGAAGATGCGTTCTTCATCATCTGGTACACATGCCAGGAAACTACTGTCGC